TAAGAGTTTCTTCAGGTTTTAATATAAATTGTGATTGATCAGAAAATAATAATAATTCTTCATTAAAAGGTATTCCATATTTTAAGATACTAACTTTGTTGTGAGACATACTAATATCCACAGGGTCATCATCTTGGGTTGTAGTTACAGTAGAATAATAATAATTAAAAAATTCTCCTGCTTTAGAAAATATTACATTTTCATCTGCACACACTCCTAATCTATTTCTGTAAAAGAATATGTCATTAATTTTAGTTCCTATAAAACTTGGATCAGGATTTGTTACTTCGTCTCCACAAGTTCTACTTTTCCAACTTGGCTCATCATAATCAGTAGAACCAATTGTATAAGTAGTTCCATCTGCTTTACAAAATCTAAAATTTCCGTCAGCTGTTCTTATTAATAAGTGAGGCATAGTTGCAGTATCAAATGAATTATCTAATCCATCTTTAACTGTTTCTACCCAAGCTGATCCGTCCCATTTAACAAAGTAGTTATCGTATTCAGTTCCTTTATCGCCAGTAACTTCTATTTCAAAACCTGTATATCCTTTGTATGGTAAATCAGAAAAACTTCCTGTTTTATCTTTTAATTGTATTAATCCGTCTCCACCCAAACCATCACTTACAGAAGACGTAAATGTTCCACTATTTTTAGAGACATAAATAATTGATCCATCTCTAACAATTGTGTAACCCGAAAGATTTGAATTTAAATCGTTGTATAATTCTGTTGCAATATTATCTGTTGTAATTGATGAAGCATTACTAGCGTTTGAATTATCTTGTGTTTCATAATTTGCAACTTCAGAACCATCAATAGTAATTTTATAAGTAGTTTTATACTGACCATTTTTTACATAATATATTGCCTCATCAGGTCGAGAAGTTGCTGTTGATCCTGACTTGGCTACTACTTTAGTTTTATTAATAACAAACGTATAATCAGCAACTGTTATTAATTGAAAATCTGCTTGTGGATTTGTAGAATTTAAATAAGATGTACCATCAGGGGTAACTACTGATTTATTATTTCCTGCTAAATCATAAACTTTAATTGCACCATTATCAATTAATACTACATATTGTTCATTAGTATCTCTATTAATTAAATGAAATTTTCTATTAATTGAAGTATCACTATTTAATTTAGCTATGTGTTCTGTTGGCGGTCTTTTACCTAATCCATAAACAACATCAGATAAAGCATTTTCTTGTATTGCACCTTGATTATCTAATCGGACACTATCAGGTTGTTGAGATATTCCATTCAACAAATTTTGTATTGAAGCTGATATTAACCTTGCCATTCATTAACTCTTTAAATCTCCGTCCATAAGGGACGAGTATTCGGGTTGATAACCTTTTCTATCTATAACTCTAAATGTATCGTAGTTATCAAATATAGTGTGATCTCTATTATCTCCTTCAGCTTCTTTAAGCATTGCTAATGCTTGTAATTCATCTTCCTGATGGAATTTGTGAAGACTTTCAGAAGACAACATTCTATCTTGAAAAATTCTAGCTGATCTAACTGCAATATATCTTCTTGCAACTTCAGGTAATTCATCAAAATTTAATAACCAAACAATCGCCACATAAACTTTTTCTTCTGTAATAGTATAAGTATGATTTTTTCTATCCCATAATTTTCTAGCACGTTCCGTATAATCTAAATGATTAGAGCTATGCGTCGTATCTATTTTTAAACAATTTGTGGGAAGTTCTATTTGATTACTTGAATTGGGTACTAATTTGTAATTAGTATCTGAATTGAAATGCCACCCTACACTTTGGACTTCTCTTGAAACATTGTCCAAAATTTGAATAGCAATTGATACATCTGTTGTTGTTGAAGATGTTATTGTGTTGACTGGTGTTTCGCCAATCGCCGTCATCATTAGATTAACGGCTTCTAACTTTGAAATTACTGTTGCCATAATATTTAAAAATTGAAAAAATAGAGAGGGCGATTTCTCGCCCCCTCCAGTAACAAAATAACCAATAATGATTATGATGTTTTGATTTCGATTGCTGCTTCAGGTCTTAATATACCATGTCCCATTGCGTATTTAGCAACCATTAGAGTACCTTGTCTTCTCATGTCGTATTCCATTTCAGTAGAAAGGTCTAATAGTTTAACTGTACCCGCACAAGACTTATGCCATACCAAACCGACAGTATTCGTGAAGTTCCCTGCAAGAGAAGCGTCCGAACCCTGTGCAACACCAGAATTGATGTTAGAAGAAGGAAGATTGTTTGTAGGAACAATATTTATTCCTGCAACCTTCAATACTTTACCATCGCTGTAACTACCACTTCCGCCCCAATCTCTATTGATAACTGTTGTACCTTGAATTAGGTTGTAGTAAGTAGCTGGTGCTACCGCACAATATCTATCGTCCGCAGGAATGTCTAATGCGTCAAGTTTCCCTGCTGCACTAAATATAGTTGCTGCGGCAGAAGCTGCGTTAGTCTCAAAGTCAGCGTCAGTTTCTTGTTGACCTGCCGCTTGTGGACTAGCTGCACTTGCTCTTGAAGCCAATAACATTGCTTGATAGACGTGTTTGTCCATCTGATTTGCTAAAGCTCTACCAAGTTCGCTAGAATATATACTTCTAACGTCGTAATGATTCATAGCTTCTTCGATTCGTGCTATGAAAACTGGTGCAATCAATAAATCCATAATAGAGATAACTCTCTCGTTATGAGTTAGAGTACCGCCAGTTATTTCATTACCGATTGTGTGGTAAGACGCTGTAGCTTTTCCTGTTACTGGAAATTGTGCCGATTTACCTGAAGAAATCGTTCTGACCATGTGCTTATCTAATGTAGAATTAGCTGTTTCAAACGCAGTAATGACCTCGCCGCTGAACACCTTTAAAAATAAAGCTGTTGTTGAGCCTGATCCTGCTGCTTGTCCAATTCTACTAACTGTAGCGTTCGACATAATTGATCTCCTTCATAAGTAATTGTTGGATAGTTAACTTTAACTAAAATGTAATAGCAGTATCTATAATTGCCTTTCCGCAGAAAGATTAAGTCTTACTAATACTTATTCGTGGTGTAACTAAATGACCACAAATTCTTTATAATATTTCTGATCTTGATAATTTATCTTGTACTTCTTTTCTAAAAGCAGGATCAGTTTGGTATTTAGGATTTGCCATATCTGCTTTCATTTGTGCAACACTTTCATATCGCACTCCTGAAGACGCTTGACCAGTTTCAGCATTAACTAAATTTGGTTCACTCGTCAAAGCAGAATAACGAGCATACATACCTTTAATAGTATATAAAGCTGTTGTGTTATCCTTTTCGATACCATCATTAAACATTTTAACTTCTTCAGGTGTTAAATTATCTTTTACCCAACCAATCATTTTTGAGTAATTATCTTTACCACCTGTTAAATCGTATGCTTGATTTTCAAATTTTTCTGAAGACGCTTTAAGTCCTTCAATGTAATTATCTACATAAGATTTTGGCAATCCTGCATTTTCAAGATTTTTATAAGTGTCATCACTTAATTTACCATTTTCTTCAAATTCATTTGAAATAGAATTAAAATCAATACCTTTTAAACCTTCAGGTTTTTCTTCTGCTTTAAGAGGTACTTTTTCTTCTGTTTTAGTTTGAGAACCAAGTTTCTTTTCTAATTCTTGGTAAGATTTAATTAATTCATCTTGCGTATTAAATTTACCAAGTATTTTACTTTCATTCTCATACGTTTTATTTTCTTCTTCTGATTGTGGTTGAGCTGCGGGACTACTTTGATCCGCTTTCTCGACCATTTTATCTATGTACTCTTGACTTTCTTTAGGTGTTTCATCAACGGGTACGTCTACTTTTTCGACCATTATGATCTCTCCATTTCTTGTTCTTGTTGTTTAGCTTCCTGTTCTTGGGCTTTTTTAGCCGAGTCTCTTACCATACCCATACCTTCTTTTGCTACTGTCGGTGCGACTTGTTCTTGTAACGCTTGTTGTTGTGCCTCTTGTTGTTCTTGTGCCAACTGCTCTTGTGATTTAATTAAACCTTTCATATCAACTCCAAGTGAAGCACCTACTCTTGATATATATTCGCCAATATTTAATGCACCTAAAGCTGCCTCGCCAAAAGGTGCTATTTGTTGTGCAAAAGTATTTAATCTTTGTAAATCTGTACTTCTACCTAATGCTTCTAATCCTGTAACTATTTTTGGTTTGACTTGATCTTTTGGAAGTTTAGGTAATCTTTTAGTTCGTTCCATTTGGAACATTAATCTATTAATAAGTGGTAATTGTAATTCTTGCGATAATAAAGAATACAAACCGCCTAAACTATCATCTAATTCTTTTGATACATATTCTATTTCTCTAGCTGTAACTCTTTCAGCGTCTCTTTGAACAGATGTATTAAGCATAAAAGCAAATTGTAATCTGTCTTGTATCATTCTCATTGTTTGAAATGCTATATTAAAGTCAGCACCTTTATTCATTTGTAATGTGCTAACATCTTCCGCATTACCTTCTCTTATTGCACCATTAGGACTTTCAGATAAAGTTTTTAAACGAGTACTTCCATTTGGTTTGACGAGAAATAATACTTTACTAGCAGCAGCAGAACCTTCTACTACTGACCTATATAATGCTTCAAGACTACGTAAGTCACCAATATATTCTTCTATAAAACCTCGACCCCAATCTTCTCCACCTATCGAAGTATATCGTAGAGGAATAAAGGGGGATTTATCCATAGGGTAAGTCCCTTGACTGTTAGGTATTTCTTTTCCGAATACCTCTTGGTGGACAACCCACCCTTTACCATCACTCTCATCTTTTCTGACGTAAGTGAAAATGTCAATATTGTTTTCGTAATTAGATTTATTTTCTCCTTCCATCATTTGTTGCACAACAAGTGGTGCTGATGAAGGACTTACTGTATCTTTAGTAATAATTTCTACTACGTTTCCAATAAAATCTCTTTTAATTACATATCTGCTTATGTGATAAACTTTCATTTGTAAATCAGGAGTAACATATAAAAGTACGTTTCCTGCTACAATCAAATGTCTTAATGCTTCATATAAAGCTGTACGAAAATTATTTACTTCCATTTCGTTCATTACAACTCTTTCTATTGAAGACATTGCAGCTTCTACTTCTCCTTTTGCAGCTCCACCACCAATTTCTGCTAAAGTAAATTCATCTATTGCTAATCTAAAAAAGGGAGTGTTTGGTGGTAGCAAAGCTAATAGCAATTTACTAGATAAATTGTTTGTACCTCTTGCACCTATGCCTTGATAAGGAGTGTGGTATTCAGTTGTATTATTATACCCGTCTCTTGGTATTAATGATGGTATAGTAAATTCTGCACTATCTCTTGCTCTATCTAAATAATGCTGACGTAATGTTTCTAGTTGACTATACCTAGTTTTTACCGATATTTTTTCTGCCATTTATTTCCTTATGGTGTTCCACCTAAACCTGTGTTTTGAGATAAGTAAGCCGTGTCTAACGGAATTCTTAATGCTCTTTTTCCTCGTCTTCTTGCAGCAACACTTGTATTATATGTAGCCGTTACTGGTGCTTTAGGTGCTGTCTCTCTTAATTTTGTTGAAGAAG